GCCCATCCCAATGCTCCGCCAACAAATCCAAACCCAATTATTCCTAACTTCATAGAGTAGCGTCTTCAAGTCCTGCTGTACGTAATTTTACAATATTTGAAACTTGCCATTGCTTAATGTCAAGTGCTTTGATAATGCCCAACCATTTATTACGTAGCAAGGCAAAGTCGTTGATAATTTTCTCAAAGTCTACAACGTCAGCTTCACCTTCTACAAACTTTTCACAGTCTCTAGAAGACAAAGCTCGTTGATAGTTTTCAAGATATTTACGAAAGTGTTGACTGCGTAGTCTACGAAGTTCGATATGAAGATATTCTAAAATACCTTCAATTTCCTGTAACTGATTAAATCGGTTTTCAACAATACCCGGCATTTGTGCCGAAATCTTTTCTAAACTACCCGATACTTTACAATCAAACTTTGCTTGAAGTAACTCAGCTTCGTAGAATGAAACAGCGTCTGGGATATTAGAAATATCCTTGCTAACCTTATCGTACCAGTTCATTAGTCCTCGTCTTCGTGATATTCATCTTCTTCGATTTCTTCACCGTCGATAGCATACTCAATGGCTTGGTCGAGATAAGGATCTACCCCCATCACACCATCAAGTACACTGTCTTTAATACCGTGATCAACCAAAGCATTAACAAAGTCGGCAGCAACATCTTTACGTTGTTTCTCTGGAATATGTTCAATTACCACATGCCATAAATCTGCAATTAAATCTTCTTTCATTCAGTAATCTCCGTTTCAGGTTCAACAATAGTAGTTATCTCTGAAGCGGAAATTTCACCATGTTTTGAAATGTCTTCCATGACAATGTCAAGACCGTCTTTCTCATTACGTTCCCAAGCCTTGCGGAACTGCTTGATAATCTCACCGTCTTTGGTAGTGTATACAAGGCTGTTACCTTCTTTCTTGAGCATGCCTTTAGCTTCGAACAGGTCGACTAATCCACTATATGGACTCATACCTGTTTCATAAGGAATCTCAACCTGCACACTTTCAAACGGCTTTGCATAACGAGTTTTCATGATCTTACAAGCGGCACGGATACCTTGCACAGTTGTAGTCTTATTGCCATCTGCATCAAGTTTCAACTTCAACTTCTTCATAGCAACAACAATTGAACTTGCATAGATAAAGCCTTGTCCGCCACTGATCTTGTCATCTGGATCGAACATGTCCTGGCTTGCGTATGTATGATTAGTACACACCATTCCAATGTTGTAAGAACCAAACATGTTGACACAGTTACGTACAAGTGCTGTTAGTGCTTTAGGTTTACGGCCCATGTCACCTTTCATATCGCCTGCTTGGAATTGATTAACATCTGTGGGAGTCAATAACATACCCAATGAATCAATGATAAACAAGATCTTAGGACGCTCTGCGTCATCCATAAGTTTATACTCTGCAATAAATTCGGTAATAGTTTTAGCCACATCGTCAATCATGGCCATGTTAAGTTTTAACAACTTATCAGGGTTTGTATCAACGCCAAGTGCGTGTAACCATTTTTCGTCAAGTGCGTTTTCAGTATCAATTAAAATTGGGTAGATACCTTGCTCTTGTGCATTTTTAACAATGTTTCCTGCACAGATAAAACTCTTGCCTGCACCACTTTCTCCAGCAAACACAGTTACCTTGCCTAACGGAATACCTCGATTAAAGTCTCCGCTGATCAAATAATTCAGTGCGTAATTGCTTGTGCTGACCCAGTCAGTTGGATCATTAAATCCAATGCTTAATCCTTCGATGGATTTTGTGATAGACTTTCTAAATTTAGAAATGTCAAATGCTTTTGCCATTATTATTCTCCTATGATGATAACACAGGCGTACAACTAAGTTGCAGAGGCCTGTGCCGTTTTAATTACGACTGCTGACGAGCGCGAATCTTTGCAAGAATATCTTGCGCACGACTTGCACCATCACCGCTTGTTGCTGCGGCTGGTTCTGCTGCCGGAGCACTAGCTGTAACTGCTATAGGAGTTTCATCTAGATCAACATCTTCTGCTGGCAACGCAATTTTAGCTGCCGATGATGTTTTGTTAGGATCACCAGTGTTCTGGCTCATGCCAGCTGGTTTGAAATACTGACCCCAACGATCCATGTCATATGCTTCACCGTTAACTGAAGCTTCAAACATTTCTTTCATAACTTTAAGTTCAACGTCTGTTGGTTTCTTGGGCAAGAAATCGCTCAAGTTAAACAAACCGTGTTGGCTAACTGCTGCCTGTTCAGCATCTGTTAGAGCACGTTCACGACGTGACCACTTACTAGTAGAGTAGTCTGCAAAACCACCTTTCGATGTTTTAGCAATCTTAAAGTCTACACCTTTAAGTGCGTGTGTTGGCAATTCATCCAATTCTGGATCCATAAGAGCAGAACGGATAATTTGATAGATTTGAGGACCAATGATAAATCTACGGATTGGATTCTCTGGTTGTTTATCTTCCTTCAAAGGATCTTCAACAACGAAGCCTTGAAAAATATAACTGCGTTTTTTCCAATACTTACGACCCATTTCTTCCAATGATTTATCTTTAAACCAGCCACGTACTTCTGACAAGATTGGACATACTGATCCATCGTTGTACATTTCTACGCAAGGTACTTGTACTTGAACTGGGCGTGAATCTGTTTCACCCTTGATACCTGCAAACGGCAATTTGATCATTGCACGTTCTACCCAAAAGAATGTGTTTGCTGAATTGCCATCTTCTAAGAAACGAAGAGTCGCTTCTTTGCCTTCTTGCATATTCCAGTGTGGGTAAATTGCGTTGTCGCCGCCGCCTGATGATTGTCCTGTGGACTTTGATTGTGCTTCTTGAAGTTTTGCACGAATTTCTGCTAATGTTGCCATTTTATATGCCTCCTTAAGTTATGCCTAAAATGTTTATATGCCTTATGCACATGTTTTATTATGTGCTTTTTATTTAGTAAAGTCAACGAATATCTGCTGCTTTTTTGATTCTATTTCACCAAAAGAAAAAGCGGGTCAAGCCCACTTTTCCTTATACTTCGCCAATGCTAGTTGCCTAGCTAACCATAATCTAAATTTTACATGATCTGATAGTTCATCATCGTGAACTAGTTGACCAAACTCGCCAGCTTTTCGATTACGGCCAAAAGTGACTTCATCATCTACAATGAAGTCACTATCGTCTAAATCAAATTTACTTAGCGGCTGGTTTTGCTTCTGCTTTAGGTGCGTCTTTCTTAGCAGGTTCGCTTTTTGCAGGCTTCTTTTCGTCCTTCTTAACTTCTACTTTAGCTGGTGCTGTTGCACTGGCTGGAGTTGCAGGAGCCTTAGCTGGTTCTGCTGCGAATACTGTTGCTGCAAACATTGTTGCGATTACAAGTGCGATTGATTTCATTTTATTTTCCTTTGAGGTTTGGTGAACTAGCAGGAGTCTTACAAGGCCCGGCTCTTTTAGTATCGCAGTCCGGACTAACAATCCTTAAGGAATGTGTAATCTTTACATACGATTCATTTTTACCTGGCTTTTCGCTATTACAAAACGTGTTCATAAATGCCTCCTGCATATATATACAACGCTTTAGTAAGACGTTTAGTTGACACAGAAGTTTGATTTCATTTCGCCAAAAAGAAAGGACCCGAAGGTCCTTTTCAACTTGCTTATTTTTACATTCCAATGCCTTGGCTAATGCCTGACAGTTCTCTAATGCGTGATAGTTCTGCTAATTCTGGGTTTTGATTTGAGCTTTGTTGTGGAGCCATACGCTCTACCATTTTGCGAGCAACATGTTCTGCTTGCTCACCAAACTTTTTGCCTACCATAACTGCAACGCCTTCTGGGCCTTTAGGGAATGTACCTGAATCACGGTCATAAAAACTGTGGATAAACTCAGCTACTTCTTGTACATTCATCGATTCTTCTTTACCTGAACGTTTGCGGAAATCACGTGCATGTCTGTCATCGTGTTTTTTAGGGTCTGGCAAGCGATACTTGTCTGAACCTTTGCCGCGTTGTGCTGGTGATAAATCGTAATCATCTTGTTTATCGTACTCTGGATGATTTGCATCACTTGCTTCTTGTGGAACTTCTTCTGGTGCTGGTGCTGCTGGATCCTCTGCTGGTGCTGCTGGATCAGCTTGCGCAACATCTGCCTGCCCATCCATATTTTCATCATCCACATAATCACCAAAGTCTAATTGCTCTAATGCCTCAGGAGCATTTAGCTCTAACCAGTCTTTGACCAATCCTCTTACACAACTGTCTGGATCTTCCGATGCCTGTGCTTTAATTCTTTTGAACAGTTCTGGATCTTCTATAACACCCTTTAGACTTTCGATAGCATTGCTGCCGTCCACGCCTGCTGGAAAATGTTGTCCAACTAACTGTTGTAATTGTTGTATTGCAGCCTGTTGCTGTTCTGGATCTTCACTAGTGATTCCTGATTCTTCGCCTAGGTTCATTACCCATGATTCAAATTTATCAAAATCATCGCTATATTCTGAAATTTCAGCATCATCGTAATCTTCTGTAGTAGTGGTCATAGCGACTATGTCGTCATAGCCTATAGTATTGCCTTCTTTCATCAGTCTGTACAGAACAGGGAATACTGATTTGATATCTTCTTTGAAATTGCGTACTGTGAATTTTTCTGTAAAATCTTCTACAACATCTTGTGGTACTTCTAATGGTTGTTGTGCCTGAAAACTTTCTTTGTAGGCTGCGTAGTGACTCTGTTTTGACAATGCCTTAACCTGTTCACGTAAACGATTTAATTGTTCGCCTGAGCGTTCAACAACTTCGTTAGTGTCTGAATTCATTAGATCGTTGC